CGACTTCGGGCTACTACCCTCAGTCGTCACACCCTGCTGACCAAACCTGATCGTCTTCGTCTTGCCCTCAGCATTGCGGGCAACAACAATCCACGACTTCGTCGGGTGACTAGGAGTCCGTTTCGGCTTGTTGTACCCAGACACACCAGCATTCTTCAACTTCGCATCTTTTTCAGCCATCTAACTCTTCTTCCTCGCAGACTTAGACGCCTTCTTCGCCGCAGGCGTATTCGCCACATACTGCTTCCCAGCCGCCTTGCCCTTACGTTTCTTATCCGAAGTCGCCTTGTACTGAGCAGTAGTCAACTTTTTGATTGCCGCCTTCGGCAAATAGCGCTCACCTGTCGCCTTCGACCCTTGAGTCGATGGCTTCCCAGACTTCGTGCCCCACTTCTCCTTAGTCCACTTGTCCAAGTTTTTTTGAGGCTTAGCCTTAGCCATCACTTGCCCCGACTTTTACGAGCATTCGCCTGAGCAGTTTTGCTCAAATCCCCGTAATGAAACAGACGCTTGCTGGACGACGTATGCGTCGCCCCGCTATGGATGTGACCGTTGCCCATCTTATGGAACTTGCCCTTATGAGGCTTCCCATCTTTAGAGTAATGTTTGCTTTCTTTAGCCATCAGTTCTTGTAACCTCCGCCAGCGGCCTTGTATTGCTTTGCCAACATCTGCGCTTTACGAGCAGACCACTGCCCCGGCGCACCACCCTTAGAACTGTTCTTGATCTCATTGAACAAACGCTTCCGCATACCGGGCTTCGTGTAGTTGCCCGCAGAGTTGACAGTTGACTTCTTCTTTGCGGCCATTCGTCACTTCTTCTTTTTCTTGTAGTTCATAGAACCCTGAACAGTGTTCTTCTGAGCCGCTTTCTTGGTGTAGCCCTTACCTTTTTGGGCTGGTTTCTTTCCGTACATAATTATCCTTCCATGTTCGGTAACGACACTCCCATGCGTGACGACAACGCCGCCAGCACGGCTGGATCAATGCCCGACAACTCCATAGGGTTAGCGGCAGGCGGAGCCGCCGCACCCGCCAAACCAGCAGGCGGCGGCTCCACCGGCAACGGCATCTGCCCGCCAAGAAGTTGCGGTTGCTGAGCCGAAGCCGCACCCTGAGGTGCGGGGGGTGCAGGAGGTGCAAGGAACTCGGCAGGGTTTTTGATACCAAACCCGTACTGCAAAACGTGAGCGGCAAGCCGCTCCACGTTCACTACACCGGCAGAAGCAAACGGTGCCATAGCATCCACCATCTGCAACGCCATCTGGCGACGGAACGATTCGTTGTTTGGCGCAGTAGAACCCGCCTCAACTTCATAATCAAAGTTGCCTGAAATGTATTCACGGTCAAACGTAATCCACATCGGCACACCATCAGAACCAGTCACACGGGCAACCTGCTCACCAGTCATGTACTGCTGGGCAAGATCAACCATTCTGCTAGCAACCTGCTGAATGGCTCCCTCAATAGTTGCCAACTTGTCAGCCGCCCTAGCGTTAGCCGCATCCTGCATAATGGCCGCCTCCGTCGCTGTGCGACGAATCTCCGGCAACGCACCACGCTGATACTCCGACACGCCAGTGATCTGTTCCACATCACTCTGAATCAATTCAGATTGGTTGTAGAACTCTGGTGGGGTGATCACAGCAGGGAACGGCGCAATCACATTCCCTAACGGCTCATCGGAAGCCACAGGCACCAGCACGTTGTCGTAATCAGACTCCAACGCTCCACGCCCATCAGCATCAAACGCAGATTCCTTGAACAGGTACTTGCGTGAGAACCGCTTGCGGTGATTCATCATCTGCGTACGGGTTTCGTTCAACTCACGTTGCAACGGCTCAATCGCCTCCAGATCACCCAACGGATAGAAATGTTCAGGCACGTCGTAGTTGCGGATCATCACAAAAGGATGACCAAAAGCATACGGCATCTTCTTTGGTGCAATCAAAAACTGATCACCGCTCTCAGCAAATACCGACATCGTTTTTGAACGAAGGTCGTAGTACTCCCACACTTCAACATACGAATGATTGTCATCGTGGATGCGCCGCTTACCCGGTTCGTCAGCGAACCGTGAACCAGCAGTCGCGGCAACATTTTCACGCACACGCTTGGCGTACCGCTTGTCAGCCTTCACCTCCGCCAGTGGGCGACGGATGCGTTGAGCAATCCACTTGATGTCACGCATGCTGGTCGCATCGGGATCAACAAACACGTCGAACGGAGACACCCGTTCAACAAACGGGCGATCCTCCGTGATCACAGTGATCGACGTTGTCTCGCCCCCCTCAGTTGTGTCGGAAGTCTCATCGGCTTGGCCGACCTGTTCCTCCTCCACATAGCGGTAACCGCACTTCAACCAGCCATGACCACACACAAGGAAGTCCTTGACCACACGACGAAACTCTGGTTTCACTTTGTAGTGCCGCCACCAATAATTGATAACTGCTTCCGTGATGATCGCCTTCGGCGCATCATCTGGTTTCGTAGCGTTCACTGCGATCTTCGGATAGTTCACAGACACCGAAGGCGCAATCACGTTCACAGTAGAAAACGCGATGTTGACCAACAACCTGTCCTCATCGGACGCATACTCATAGTGACGGCCACGGTACATATCGATGAGCCGCTTCCATGTTGAGTCGAACGACTCTTCACGTCGCCACCGCTTCGAAGCACTCAGATGCTTTTTGTACTTCGTTAACTTGTCTGCGTTACTGGGGCGTGCCATCAGAGTTCCTCAGGATGATCAGAAAGCCATGCTTGAGCCATACGACCAGTCAAGTTCCAGACTGCGATGACACCGGCAACACCAGCCGCTTTCAACACGGAGATGTCCACAACGGCGGCAGTAACAGGTGCCGCAGTTGCACCCGCAACGAATGTTGCGACAGCACGGTTAATGCATTCACGATACTTCATTACATTTCCTCATTTCGTTTAGATCCTACGATCACACCTAAAACAAGAGTTTTCCTAGTCATCTTTTCTCCTGTCTCTATCCATGGCGTATTTCAAACCGAACGATAAATCGTTCATTACATCTTTCAGGCCGTTCAACGCTTCAACATTTCTGCGGTTGTCGTCCTGCATCATCTTCATCATCTCTGCACGCTCTTCACGACCCTGAAGAATCACTCTCCAAAGCAACGTGACCAACACACCTGCGAACGCAGAAGCCGCACCAAACTGCGCCAAAATTTCGGTCATACCAATCGAAGGAGAAGTAACTTGCGTGCTGTCCATCGGCTATTGCCATCTCCTCAAGAGGATTACGAATCGAAGTCCCAGAGCGCCAGATGTGAATGAACACAAACCCGAAGCCGCTTTGAACCAGCCACGGGTTTGCAAACCGATATCGACACTGATTGCAAACGCAAAATAGATGAACGACACAAACGCAATCGATAGTGCCGCCCAGAAACAAATGTTTGCCAAAGCACGACCCATACGTGTGCTGGCAGGAGTTTGCCTCCCAGTGAAATACAACACGAACGCAGACATAGCAACAACCATGCCGCCAGCCACATCACCCAACGTGTACAAGCCGTTAGCGAACACGACTCAACCTTGTCCGTGACATCATGAACCATGTTGAGATAGCAGACAGTGGCAACACAATCGTTGCCAACTGTTGCATCCACAGAATCACATTCTCATACGGAGTGTCGAACATATCGACCCCCTCCATCGAATACCGAACAATCTGGAACAACGCATAGTTGGCGTTCGTCCAAGCAAACACTCCGACAGACAACAACAAAATCGTGGGAGAGATCCGTTGCCAAATGAACCCCGTCATGAACGCCCATGTCAAAGCGGCAAAGCAAGCCATCAACGCTCCGCCCATTTCAACGGATGCGGCAACCACCTGCCAATTCACACCCATCGGTTTCCTACATATTCAATGTTGCGGCCATCACGTTTAGCCGAATCAATAATCTCCCGCTCCTGTTCCTTGATCGTCGTGTCATGAAACATTTGCTGTCCTTGCTGAAAACCAAAACGAATACCTTTCGCATGGCAACCAAAACATATGGCACCGCGCCGTGGAATCACATCAAACGTGAATAAACGGTCACATTCTTCGCAAATTAAACTTCCCATCACCTATAAGGCGAATCGTTACCTGTTGCGTCGGGCGTTATGCGCCCCGATTGGCACCCGTTCGAACGCAGAAGTCCCATCAACCTGAAATCTTTCAAACCATCCAAGGCTGTACTTAGGCAACTTCTGCTCACCCCGATACTCCGGCAACCACACATAC